CTTTCGCTATCCAGCTCCGATACCAAAAACTATATCCAACAACTGGTCATTGAGCCTTTCCTACAATTTATCCTTCAACGGTCCTTTCCGTATATGATGATTGCGATTTGTGTATTTTCTGCGATTTTAATCCTTGTTGTTCTCACCTTTGTCTTATTATTAATGAATCATAACAAGACGGTGCAGTGTCCATTCTGTGATAGATCATTCTCATAAATTACCCTGCGTATTCATAGCAAATCATGGATGATTCCGGTATCGGAACCTCTGTACGAAATTGGTTACATTATAGCAATTTAGCTTCCTCTTTTTTTAAACAATACGGTTCTGCCCGAAGAGTACGAGATCAATATGAAAAAACCATCATTTCCACTCTCCAGCAACGTAGGATGGAAAATGCCACCATTCAAATCAGTGGCGGACAAATTAATATGATAACGAAACGAGAACCCGTTCAATTGTCCCTTACACGCGTAGAGGAACTCATTAGTGGATACTTTAAACAGCGGGGTGGAAAAGATGAAACAAAGGATGTCATGCTCTTTTTAAGGGCAAACCGTGGTTATCATGTTACAACGTCACTTAAACAAACTAATATTGCTCCTCGTGTCTTAGAAATACAATAAATGCTGGTACATACAGCACATATACTATTTTGAGATTACACCGTTTATTATGCAGCCACTGGGCTACGCCACTTAGCTACGCTTATTACGCAGCCCATGTACCCGCCGAAAAAGAGTTGACTGGAATTTCATTGAGATGCACTTTAAAATCTCGCACCTTCTTGTCATATTCCATGGCATCAGGGGTAGAGCTATCCTTATTCGCAGCCTTATAACGGTCATCTCCATCATGTTCACTGGGACGATCGCCATAACAATTGACACCAAATCGTAATTCGGGGTTATCAAAATATCCTCCATTGATTCCTGGAATACCACATGATCCACGCTGATCTTCTGGTCCCGCCTGTAACTTATCATACGTTTCCTTCTGTGTCGGATACACCGCAGTCTGTCCCTTAATCCATCCATAATTGCACCAATCGGCACCCTTGTCATATGCCTCCTTCACTTGGTCATAGGTCGCTAGTTCCGCACCAAATGCCTTACACAGTGGTTCCGCATCCGAATAAGTATACTTGTCCTGTGCAATGTTAAATACTGACTTTCTTTTTGGGATAAGCTTGTCTATCACGGTCGGCGGATTCATCGGTGGCTGCTCAGGAAGACTAGGGACACTAGGTTCAGACGCTCCAAATAGATCCTTGATGGCTGTCCATGCATTTGACAATCCTAATGCAATCTGGTCACGAAAATAGATAATAAGCGTTAGTACTAATACAAATATTCCTAATAAAGCAACAATAAAGATATAACTTCCAGCAGATTCGCTATTGACTGCATTATTAAGTGGCTTTATCGTATTATTCATCACAGATGTAGGTAGCACGTTAGAAAGAGTATTATTAACAGTATTATTAACAGCACCCATCGATGCTTGTAAAAATGAACTAGTATTGACGGGCTGATTCATCTGATTGGACTGATTGGAGCGATTGGATTGATTGTTAGGACGATTGTTAGGACGATTCAGCTGATTGGGACGATTGGATTGATTGTTAGGACGATTGACAGAGAGCTTATTGATTACACTCATTCTATTATATGAAACTATTGATTATGATACTAAAAAATTATAGTATCATAACAAATAAAATAACTACATCACTTCTAATGACTTAGACACCATCATCTACCGTACGATTTCCTCCACGCGTATTAATGTATTTTCTCTGTTCTGGTGTGGTGCACACGCATCCCATATCAGATGAATAGGTAGAAGAACAGCACTCTGGTTTAGCCTGGTTGTTCTTAAAGATAAAGAGCCTATCATCACCGGGCTTGAACTCTTGACCTAATAGTGGCTCATTGGGAGCCGTGTCACGCCAGCTGCTTATCCCATTCGATGGCACAATACGAAGGTTATCAAATGGTCCAATGGGGTCTCCCTTTGACTTGCCGATGTTAGCTGGTCCCGCGTTTTCAAGGAAATAGCTTGTAAATCCCTCATCCGTACCATACTGATGAGAATATACCATCATTAAATTGGCAATTAACAACAATATTAATCCGGTGATTAGAAACCCTGTTTTCATTCTACTGAATACATATTAGATATTCTTATGACGACAAGGATTTATGAACCGGAGAGTCGGGCAGCTACAAATGAATAGGTTTCGTGAATAGACTGATATCCTACTTCGGTAAAATCTCGCACAATCACTTCTTTCTGTAACACCTCATCCCAAATCGTAAACTCACCATTGTCAGTAATCAATGTCATTCCTTGAATCGTCTCCTCGCCATATAATATTGTACTATTTCCTTTCATCCACACACCATTTTGATTCTCGTATAATCGAGTATGCCATGTATCAATGCCATTGTATTTATCACCGTACTGAACATTCTCTACCTCTGCATGAATCACACCACGCACCCCTTGCTCCTTTCCATTTTGATCAAGAACCGTACCCCCTGGAAACGAGATATCAGATAAACGCACCCATCCCATCGCCGTCTTTACCTTCACATCCTTTCCCATGACCGCCACATCACACTCTTGTTTCACATCCTCCTTCCATTGGTCATAATGCTGATATTTATTTAACATGCACAATACCATATAATTCCATATGTATTGCCCCTTCTTATCCTCGTTGCCAATCTCCTCCCAATCACGATATAATGTTGTTCCTGTGATACCACATACTGGAATCATGTTCGATGTCGTGTTAAAACAATAGACAATCGCCGATTTTTTATCCGATGGTAATGCACGCTCGTCACTTGAAACTGCCTTCCATACCTTATCTGTCCCCAGTACTAAATGGGATTCTGATACATAGATACCATCTAGACGATAGAGTTCGACATGAGTACCATCCATTTGGACGGTCGCCGTCACTTTTCCATATTGCCCCATATCATCCCCTACTTTAATGTCTTGGACATGTACACGTTTTTCCTTGCCATCCACCATCACAAGAATTTCGGTATCTTCTGAAAAACAAAATCCTTTACGTTGACCTTCTGCTTCACTTGCAATGGTATTAGAAATCACCCCTGAAAAGACAAGTACTCCTGTAATAATCGTAGCCAATGTTGCTAAAATAATAGGCATCACAGGAAAGAGTACAAAAAATAAGATGATAATAATAATTAACATGATTCCACAAACAATCATGACCACACGAATCACATAGAGAATAAAATTAATAATTCCACGAAAGACAGATAATCCTGCAAAAATCATAGAGGTCACGATTCCATTGACACGATCCATTGCCATTTTAAAATATTGTAACATCCGATTCATTTCAAAGACAGATCCCGTAAATTTCTTGAAATAAGAGGAAATGTATTTTGTAAATGCAGCATGCATATTATGTACAATGTTTCTCACCATATTGACTGCACTTGCAGCACTCATTGATGCACCCACTTGTTTTCCAAGTATCGTAGTAATCGGCGCTGAAAATAAATTAATAAAGCGATCTACAAATGATTTCATACAAAAACTAAAATTGTCACTTGCAAATTCATTCTTTGTTCGTGTATCAGTATCTGGTTTGAAGAAAAAGGCAGCGGTCATGATAGGCAAGTCACAACGACGGTTTTCCCAATCATTCATCACCGTGGAGCGCTCCAACTGACCAATCGTAAATCCTAATAGAATTAATAATCCCAATGTAATAAGCATGAAAGGCCATTTTGCTTCCATCTTCTTTTAGAAATAGAGAGATTAGTCATTGCCAAAAATTCATAGCGTAGAAGATGACGGCTGAGATAAGAGCCGTTGCGTGTAATATTGTTCCGCATCCGGAGAACACAATTCCATATAATCTCTCACAATTGTTCCATCTTCTAATTCAATTTGTGAATGCGGAACCACCACAAAAGACACCCATTCACACGGCTCTGTTGTCCATACATAATCTTCCCCACAACGATTCCACTGATTCGCTTCCTTTTTCCAATATAATGTAGCAGGTGTCACCTGAATACCATTTGGCAACATACATACTTCCGTCACCTGTCTCCTAATCAAACCCACTACCTCACATCCCGTCGATAACGTATCACCAATTTTAATATCCTTTGCTTTCACTAATCCTGATTTTGTCTTTATCTTACTATGTTCTTCTATTGCGAAACAACTATCTTCATACGTATAATCCTTATTCTTCGGTTTTGTAAATCCATTCAGACGACTATCAATAAAATTCAATGTATCTCTGTCTCCTTCGGATGTTTCATCATAATCCATAAAGGTGAGATACTCCACTGGAATCTTATGATCCGATGTGTTCACACAATACAATAGATCATCGGAATTCCATGGACCTAATGGGATGGCATAAGGATGTTCTCCCGCCATAATGGGATGACCCTCATGCATCACATAATGATTTGTACTCACCTTCACACGACCCAATTGCACCATTTCTTGCCCCCTCGAATAAAATTGGAAGGTCGCTGTTACTACCGACTTCCCTGGAAGAAGCACATCCCCTATCTTCACATCCTTAATTGGAACTCTTCTCCCCTTTTCATGAGCTGGATCCTGAACAATTAATTCTGTTTCTCCTGGAAAACAAAACGTATCCAGAAAAGAAAAGAGAAAGGTATTCGTAAACGATGTCACACCTGTAATACCCGATAAACCCATATACATCACAGAAAAGAGCGTAGCATACATGCGCCCAAATAGATTTTTCATGGTAATACCACTCACACGTAATTGAAAGAAGAAATTGGAAATACGATCCGTAAATTCTTGAAAAATAACATTGATTCCGCCACCCATTGTTGCAATGGTATTTCGTAACGCATTAATCGAAGTAAAAATAGATTGAAGCATTGTTGTAAATTGCTCAAAAATGGTTCCAATGGATCCAATAAAAGGTAACGAAAAATTACTAAAAATATTTTGTAAACAAAACTCAAAGTTTTCCTTTGTATTATAACCAAATAGTCCTGCAAATGGCATCATTAATGGGCTACAACGATAACTTGCCCAATCATTTGAAATATCCTTTATTTGTGATGCTGCGGATAGCCCTGTTACTGCAATAACCCCAATAATAATGAGTATTATCATAAATAATACGGCATTCGAAAAAGACCATAATTGGTATGGTTCAGGCGTGCCGAATGATGTAGCTACTTCCATCTTCCTACTG